ATTGAGATATCAATCCCCAAAGCGAAAAAACACTCTTACAACATGGACTACATCAAAGATTTAATCCAAGTTAACACAAACTTTCTCAGTTATGGGACCGGACAGATAATGTTCAAGACTAAGTTAGCACTTGGGCTGGCAAAGGTGGAACCTGCACTTTTAGCTGACCAAGACATACAACGGGATAGAGACACAACTCTCGTTGTAGACACTAACCTTAAAAAACACACTTTAGACGCCCCTGGTATAATGGATATTATAGGGGAGAAGTATAAGAATAGAGGCAAGGTGTTCTGCGCCGCAAAGGCGACTATTTACGGTATGGCACAAACTATAGTCGCAGCTACACGTCAACATTCAATCTATGGGTTGAATAAGAAGTACGTGACTACTGAAGGATTACCTAATGAGACAGTGATAATCAAACGGCTTAGAGAGTTAGGTATAAGTTCTGACGTTAAAGAGGCACGTTATGGCAGGTTTTACAACGCTGTATTTGCTAATGATTTTTATGATAACGCTACCGCTTTGATCGTGAAATTGTATCTAAGGTATCAACTACTTAAGATGATAGGTAAAACCCAAGTTTTTGATCACACTATCAAGTTCACAGCGTCGCAGGTGATGTCCATAGTCAGAGCAGGAGATGAAATGGCTCAACTGGAAAAATTGGCTTTAGTAGTACGCAACCACGAGGATGGAGCACAGATTATCTCTACTGATCAATCTACTCAGGCTCTACTCGCAGACATTGTTGTTTGGAGTGCTACGCTGCCAGCCCAAAACATTTTAGTGGGCGGCGTACATTTGCCGAACCCTGAATATGTGGATGCAAGATTAGTTAAAACTGTCAAAGTGTGGAAGATGTATGACTATAACGACGGCCACAGCCGTAGTGGAAATCATTTTGGTGACACATTTGGATTTATTAAGAATAGGTTTATAGTACCAGTGGGACAGCACACGACAGACTTGAACGACGTTTATGTTTTGCAAAACACTAAAGATAATTGGTTCTCAGACGATGCAACCGTAGATAATTTCAAGAATTATTTTGGATTCTTAAACTGTTCAGGCTTGACATCAAAAGATCTAGCTATCCTTGATAATATCATACAGGACGATGTACGACACACTCCATTCTTATGTGATCAAGTCATAGACTTAGGTATAGATGGGAAGATAGGTATCACAACCCCTACACAAATAGTGCCCATGACTACAACTTATAGTGCAGAGGAGGTGCGAGCAATCATCATCAAGCTGGTAAACAACCACAGGTGGCATGAAGATATGTTAGCCGCTCTGAGAGCTTGTAAGTATTGGTTAGCACAGCCAGCGACGGAGACGGTTGAAGCACACTGGTGGACACAGATACCACGTACCCTTTACCTTCCAAAGCTGGGTCTCAAGAGGGCAGCCATACACATATTGTTGCAAGAAGAGGGAGTATGCACCACCGCTGAGGCCATCCAAGCAGTAAGAAGTTTAGATACTGAGTCTGATTCTCTGATTATAGAATCCGTGTTCGCGAACACATGCTGGTATTGGGGAGAATATTTCACCATCTTCAATAAGAAAAACTTGATGGACTTATTGGTAGGTCTTTCTAGAGTGACAAACCTGACAGTAGATGAACACTATAGAGCAGATGCCATGTTCTCAGCTGTTATAGGTAGGGCCGTGCCAACTGGAGCACACTCATGTGTAGCTACAGTATGGACTGAACCGCTGAGAAGCTGTTATAATAAGCGTGTGCCATTTGGTACGCTTAATTTTCAGAATATCACAGATTATGGATATGATATTAGAGACAATTATATCTTGATGAACACTATAGTGGCACCTTCCTGTATTACATTAATAGCAGGACTAGCAGGTTCATTGATAGCAGGGACTCCTTATGGTTCTATTTATAATATCAGTCCAGGTGTGAAGAAGAGAAATGTACGTAGGGTGATGCAGGCTTTAAACTACAATGACCTCTGGGCACTAGGTGTACTATCCAGGTTTCAAGGTTACAATGTAAACTACCAGCACCCAACGCGGAATGGTAGACATACAATATACGCAGCTAATGACGTTAGTGTTGCTATGCCTCCAGTTACACCGAAAGATCTGGAAGAACCTAAGTCATATACGCTAGAAAGTATAGTTGCGCGAGATTATACTTTCGGGACAAGTACGGAATTTTGTCTACGTACCAAGACGACAGTGTATTGGTCACGAGACATTCCGTCTGCACAACTTGAACCTAATTGGAATGCACCTAGTGGAGGACATGTGTTAGCATTACAGTCAGGGATAACTGAAATCAGAGTAGCAACAGACGCGGGGCAACAGTATACCGTAGCTTTAGCTGCTGTGTATGATTTTGAGACGGCGGATTTTCGCGTGGAACACCTGCATGCAGGCGTACCGTTGCCCACAACCCAAGGAGTATTACCGTTAATCGAATCACAAGAAGACAAACCACCGGATCCTCCAGAGGAGCGACATGTGGAGGCGGAGGCGGGACCTCAAGTCTAAAACCGTTAAATAATAAACGTATGGCTGTGCCTATGTACTGTCTATCAAACGGAGATATTTTGAATGAAACTAGTTTCAGTGAAGCTAATTTTTTACTATATGATATATTAAATGGAGTTAACCTTAATGGTATTGTACACATACACATCCGAGGCAGGGCCGTTCCAGTTCTCGCATATTATTTGCCAGACCATGACTTCACTGTACTTTATATACATAATTCTCTACCTTTAAAGCATATGCCTAAGAGTGTGTTGCTTCGGTTATCTCGACTGCAGTATGGCCCAGATCTTTTTCCTTACGGTCTTATCGACGATGTCGATGTATTAAGGCACGCTTTCTTTATTACTCGGAGCAGTATTAAACAGTATAAAGGTTCTCTGGAGAACTATCCTATAATACACTCCTGGATGACTGGCACTAGTGAGCCTCCTATCACTAAAATCTCTTCTTTACATCTACGACACTTAACCATCAAAGAGCTCAGAAAACTTGGGATCGGCTGGTTTGATCATAGAGCTAGGTTTATGTACCCATGTTTAGAGCATTTGGCCTCACTGGGAATGCATGAATCAATGTTTATAGGGTTTATAATTTGGGCAAAGTCACTTCCTGACATTGCCTGGCAATACATATCTTGCTCCGGTATTTGGCAGTGGAAGTTTGATAGTCTTGACGACTTTATTAAGAAAATTAAAAGCAAATTTACATTGCGACTCAAAGCTTTGCAGAATTTGGTCCCGTTAGATCTTAAGCCTTTTTTTGAAATGGAAGTCTTAGCAAATCGAGGTTTAGGTAGTGTTGATTGGCATAGTGAAAAAGAAAACCGAACACGACCCAACTTAGCTACTTTTGATGCCGAAGCCATTTTCCAAGAAGCCGGTAGTCTGTTTACGCGGATTAAGAATTTAGGTGGACAAGTGGATAATCTTAAATGGTCATCATATATCAACAAGCGATGGCAATGGGCACCGACTGGCGCTTATCACTCTCAATACGAAGAGGACCTTAAATATGTGGCCAAAGACAGTTTGAATAGACATAAGTTTTTTAGTCTCAACGCAATGCCTAAACCAAAGTTAGATGATTTACTATCACGGCCTCCAGAAATAAGAGCTTGGCCTTCTGTTAAGTGCGAATGGACCAAGATGCGGGCCATCTATGGTGTAGATGCGACAAACTTTATACTCACTGGGTTTGTATTTGGTGACTGTGAGCGCGTACTGTCACAGCTATTTCCTATAGGGCCCGGTGCTGAAGAAAATAACGTTAAAAATACTGTACGTGAGATAATGCGTAATGGAGTACCCTACTGCTTTGATTTCGAGGATTTTAATTCTCAACACTCAGTGGCGAGTATGCGAGAAGTATTGAAAGCCTACTTTTCAGTTTTTGGTAAGAGAATGTCTGTCGAGCAGCGGAAGGTGTTTCCATGGATACTACACTCGTTAGATTCATGCTTTATTAAAGAACAGGGACAAGATAGTTTCTACAAAACGACTGGCACGTTACTATCAGGCTGGAGACTGACAACCTTCATGAACACGGTACTTAACTATATATATATAAGGTTGCTGACTAAAGGCAGGGACTTAGTGGCAACTCATAATGGGGATGATGTTTTAGCGGCTGTTGACAGTCTGCAACAAGTGCAAGCTCTGGTAGCAGGTGCAGAATTACACAACGTTAGATTTCAAATGTCTAAATGCTTTTTAGGTTCTATTGCAGAATTCTTACGAGTCGATCATTATGACGGTAGTGGTGGACAGTATTTAAGCAGAGCCATAGCTACTTTGGTGCACGGGCCGACAGAAATGGCAGTGCCTAACAAAGTGTTGCCATTGCAACAGGCGATTGTGACGCGTATAGCCGAGGCACAACAACGGGGTATGCTGAACGACGTAGCTGCAGACATTAAAAAGGTACAGTATGAGTATCTATGTTATAAATGGAACATAAGCTTGGAAGACTTAGATATTATAGAACGGACTCACGTGTCCATGGGTGGCCTGTCCCTAGATATTACGACTGAGAGTTTACAACATGAGATCAAACAGAAAGAGTATTCAAGACGTGATATATCCGACAAGCAGAAACAAGATCTTGATACACCTATGCCAGGAGCATGGGACTATGCTACACAGGTTTGTAAAGTAGTTGTAGACGCAGTGTACAAACATAAGATATATAAAAAAGCGGTAGAAGCGATACACAGCTTGTCTATTAGTAGGACATTCGGGGTAGAAATAACGAAAGTTAAGCCCGATGTACTCAATAGATTAAAAGCAAGTTTGTATGGTTTATACCG